GCCCACATGGGTCAGTCAATGACTGCCGACGAAATGAACAACGCTATGCTGGCGCTATGGCGACTCCACATCGTGGAGTTTCTTCTACAGGGCCACGACTCAATACTAATACAGTACCCCGAGGAGAAAGAGAATGAGATTATCCCGCAGGTTACCTCTGCAATGCGAGTCCCACTCGAACTTGAAGGCGGTCGTCCGTTCGTCGTTCCAGTTGAAGTCCAGGTAGGATGGAACTGGGGCAAGGCCAAAGACGCCGACGGGAATATAATAAACCCTAACGGTCTAATGAAGTGGCCAGATGAACGCTGGGGCAGGCAGACGACTCAGTAGCTGGATCGACGCATATCAGGAATACACGGAGATCACTCCTTCTCCACCCATCTTCAGGAAATGGGTTGCGATCTCCTTCGTCGCGGCGGCTATGGAGCGCAAAGTCTGGGTCAGGACAATGGGTACATCCCTGTATCCAGGCCTATTCACGTTCCTAGTCGGACCTCCCGGCATTGGCAAGGGCCAATCCATCCACCTCGGAGAGATGATCCTCCGTGAGGTCCCTGAACTCCACATCGGCCCCTCCGACATGACCTCGGCCAGTCTCATCGACGCCCTCAATGAGTCCGTGCGCCGCATAATCCTTATGGGCGATCCGCCCCTCATCGAGTTCAACTCCATAACTGTAATATCCCGCGAGCTTGGAGTCCTCATTCCATCGTGGGATACCTCCTTCATGAACAATCTCACAGACATTTACGACGGCTTCACAGTGGATCAGAAGCGCCGCGGCAAAGACCTCCGTATCAAGATATCAAATCCACAGATCAACTTATTGGGTGCCTGCACCCCAGGCTATCTCAGTCAGGTTATGCCAGCGAGTGCATGGGACCAGGGCTTCATATCCCGCACCATACTAATATTCTCCGGACAGCGTACCACTCGTGATCCATTCATAGATGACTCTGTATTCACAGTCTCAACTCGTCTTCGTGGCGATCTTCTCCACGATCTCAAGAGTATCGCCGCCACGATTGGCCAGATATCATTCACCACTCCGGCAGCGGCTGCCATTAAGGCCTGGATCAAAGAGGGCTGTCCGCCGGAGCCAAAGCATCCCAAGCTTCAATTCTATAACTCGCGGCGGATCGCACACCTGCTGAAGCTATGTATGATCTCCAGTCTCTCTCACGGAAGCGATAAGGTAATCGCGCTCGAACACTACACCGAGGCCTTGAACTGGCTCGTCGAGGCAGAGCGCTATATGCCAGATATCTTCAAGTCAATGACCAGCGGCGGCGACTCCTCGGCGATGGAAGAGGCCTGGAACTTCGTGTGGACACTCTATTCCAAAGAGAACAAGCCAGTAGCCGAACACCGCATAGTTCACTTCCTACGCGAGCGCCTTCCAGCACACTCGATTATGAAGGTTATCGAGGTGATGGTCAAGTCCAAGATGCTCGAAATCTCGATCGGCACCAGTGGCTTCAACGGCTACAAGCCAACCTCGCGAGAGACCAGGATGGAGGGCTAGGCCTCTCCACCCCCAATCTCATCTACATAGTCCTGAACTTCCTTCAGCATAGTATCCGCATCGGTCCTCAGTTCAGCCTCGTGTCGGTTGATCGGACCATAGTGATTACACAAGTTCCGCAGCGTCACTGCACAAGTTTCACAGGCGAATGCCGGTTGGTTCTTGCACATCTTCTGGAATAACTCTCCATTACCACTGCCGTAGTTATCCCAACTTGAACTGGAACACGATACATTTTCTCGGAAGTAGCTCAGAAAACCCTGTGGATTGTCAGTACTCTGCGCCGCCTGGAACGCATTGAATAGCTGATCAAAGGTATCAGAGCACGAATGTGCATTATAAGAGGTCTGGAACAGTCCAGCCTCACACGTGTCGCTGGTCGTATTGCTGGCGCTCTGATCCCTTCCCTCACAGTGCTTTCCACTCGACTCCCGCATTCCAAGGCCCAGCATCAATGCCCACAGATGCCGCATCGTATCTGGTCCGCTCGTTCCATTCGCCATTCCACGCGAGTTGAAGTCCGACGCATACACGTTAAGCACATCCTTACTGCTGCTCGACTTGGCCCTTGCCATCTCAAGCGCCGGTGGATACTTCAGGAGAAGTTGTCTGTATGCATTTGCCCACGCCAGTGCGAAGCCCTTTATATATCCAGACGGCGCTCGCCCCCGATCCCTCCAGCTATACGAAGCGATCGATGACGCTATGGCGATATCCGCAATATCCCTCTGATGTTGCGCCGACAGTACTGGCGGAAGCCCTGGCGGGACATACGGTGGCGCCTGAATAGCCGCGCCAGTGATAGCCTCGGCAGCGGCCCTGCAGATGTCATCGAAGTTCTGCTTGTAAAGACCACAGTCCGGCTGGCTGTCCACGAAACAGACTTCGATCAGAATGGCTGGCTTCGCGGTGTTATTCAGGAAGAATAGATCAGTTCTCTTCTTTGCGCCACGATTGATGAAGTCTCCCGCATCGCCAATTCCAGTGGCAACCTTGCTCGCCAGACTGCTCTGCGTGATGTACAGACACTCCGTGCCCATTGGCTTGGTCGTAGACTCATAACAGTTGAAGTGAACGCTCACATCATAGTCTCGTGTCCGACTGTTATGCCAGTCAACGAGTCGGTTGAGATTCTCATTCTGTGTCTTGCTGACAGTATCCTCGTAGGTCTCGACCCCATTGCCTGTGGCTCGAATGAACTCGGCCATCTTATCAACAACCCTGACAGCCTCCTTGTGCTCATCGAGTCCCCAAGGGCTCGGGCCGATTGCCCCAGGTACCTTCGAGCCGTGTCCACTGCTGATCGCGATCTTCATGGCTTTGCCTCCGGTATGACGCATCTTGCAAGAAGCTCTTGCGTGTGACGGAATTCGTCCACCATCTTTTCCGTCAATGCTTGCCGCTGATTGTAGAACTGCGTTTGGCTGTAGAACAAAAACACTAATAGACAGATGTTTGTTAAGATCATCGCCAACGCCATCGGCTGACTGCCAAGTGCAGAGGCTACACTATTCGCGAATTTACCGGCCTCTTCGAGTGCTCCAGGGTTCATCCCACTCTCCTACTCCAGAATTGATATACTTCCGATAACAAAGGGTACCACCTCGTCTGGGTCCTCCAGCACGATCAGGACCTCATACAGCTTCGTAGCCAGCAGCCCCATAGTTTCCGGCGCGGCCTTCCACTGGATGATCCCCGGCGCGGGAAGTGTGATATCTCCATTGGTCATAGTCAGTGTAAGCTCTGCAAATCCTGTCACAGGATCACGTAGTTCAACTGTGATCTCGGTTAACCCCGAGAAATCATAGTAGGTATCATCGTCGATACTCCTAACCTCCATATTCTCTAGCCACGTCCCGTGGATCGAGGCGGGCGGTAATGATCCTACATACATTATACCCTCCTACAATTTGATATACCAAGTCACCAACAGCGAGTTCGGCAGATTATTCATTGGCTGTCCTCCACCTTGTGTACTGGTAGTAAATGTATGCGAGTGCGAACCATCGGTAGTGGTGAAGGAGTGCGTATGATTGTTTGACTGATTACCAACACCTATAGTATGACTATGCGCTCCGTCAGTATTGATGGTAATATTAGCGTTCGAAGGGTTCACTGTTTTAATATTACCGCTAGCTTGAAGATTACTCACGAACGGGCCTGAACCAGATCCAACCTGCACTTGCTGGAAATCAAAAGTATGATTGTGTTGTGAATCTGAATATCCGTGAGTATGCGAGCCATCAGCCGGACTTATTGTAGCACTATGATTATGGCTAGCACTCTGAATACCGGTCGTCGCAGTATGTGAGTGCGTTGGTGACTCTACGTTGGTCGTGCCAGTATGCGCGTGCGCAGGCATCTGCGTGATATCCAGCGTTATAGCATTGGCACCAATCCGTGATCCAGCAGTAGTTGCATTACCAACTCCAAATCCAAGTCCAGCAAAACGGCCTGCCGCACTATTTCCCATGTCATCCAGACCGATCATAACATTACCACGCGCATCTGGTAGTACAATATTCTTATTGGCAGCATAATCCGACGCAGCACTTGCACCACGACCACTGGATACCGGCGCAATTGCATCAGTAAGATTATTCCACAGATAACTAAACAGAGCCGAAGTGTCTGCATTTGCACGCTCTGTCGCACCAGAGGCGGCGTTGCCCAACGTCCTACCGTTCAGTCGCACAAACCCTGACTTCGTTGTATTCACTAGCTCTCCGTGGACCATGCCAGTCGATAGACTCGTCGTTGGATCAGGTGTCACCGACAGTTCAACTGGATCAGGATTGGGGATATTCTGTGTATACGTTAATTGAACTCCGTCCGTCGTCTTCACCTGAACGTCGTAACCGAGAGTGTAAGGAACAAATACATCAGGCCAGCGACCATGACCGTCAGCAACAACCGGAGTAGGATATGCCGAACTCTCGCTCGCATCTCTGTACACCGTGAACGGAGTTGTAGTGCCTCCAGCGAAGAAGTAGGCTACTGCCCCAGCGGCCTTGAGATCGTCAGCATACCGCTCGACGGTGCCTGATCTATTCCACAGCGATCCCATCTATCTCTCCTCGCTTTGGTGGAGGCGTCTCGCGCGGTATCCCGGGAGGTCTGGGGAGTACCATCCGTAGCGCAGGAGCACGCCTCCTAACTTCATTGTACAGGTAGTATCCTAGGTGACGGAACTACTGCAGGTCTCGATATCCCTATTGTATTACTCGATGGATCATAAATAAGACCACGTTCATTTCTTGCTGGCGTGGATACATCCGGCGTTGCAATCACTCTAGCATAGTCATCTCTAAACTTCTTTCCTGTCTCGGTAAGAGACCCATCTGCGTTAACGAATGCTGGCTCTTCACCTACTTTACTCCTAACATATCTATCCATTGATGGCAGACGAGCCCTCGTAAGCGGCCTATCAGCCAGATATTCTTCGGAGGCCCTTCCACCAGCGATTGCCTTGTCTAGTACTGTTCGCATGATCTTCGAGAGAAGCTTATTTCCTTCAACCGACGTTGACAGATTTGGAAACATCGCAGCTATATAATCTCTATCAGCGTTAGAAATCTGATTGCCCAGCGTCCCAAGCTGCGCATATCCAACTTGATTAGAAAGAGCAAGAAAAGCTTCGGCCAGTCGCGCTGATCGTATTGGCCCTTGAAGAGACCTGATCTGCTCTATATCTGGAACCGGAAGTCCCATTTCTTGTGCTGTTTTGGAAAGTGCTGTCAGTGCACTTAAGCCCTTTGCCACATACGAGACTCCAGCCCCTGATCTAAAGTCAGGATTTGCCATGATAGAGTCCATAGTATCCAAAGCATTCCTTTGATTTTCAGCATTCATCATCTTCTCTCGATAACCACCTTTACCATATGCAGCATTTAAGACTGCTTTAGATTGTTCTTCTGCTATCTTAGGCATAATCTTATACTCTGAATAAGTATAATACGGCTCACCAGATCGCATATCTTGAATAAGCTGAATGCGATACTCCTGCATATCCTTTGGCATCTTCATCTGATCAGCAATATTAGTGTACTGTGTCATCAGTGCTCGAGCCGCAGGACTGCTGCCGTACTTCGGAGGGATCATCATCATCCTCCTCTCTATCTCAGTTCTGGCAGCGTCGAGATTACCTCCGAAACTTGGAACATTTACTGGTGATGGCAAGGATGACTCTGCTGTTGGAGGAGCTGCTCCCTCTGGAGTAGGAACAGGAGCAAGTCCCTGTGGCAAAGGACCAGACGGAGTTATACCTTGAGACCACGCTGGAAGCGCAACTGGAGGAACCATCTGTCCACCGGTCTGCATCCCTGGCGAAGCAGTGTCCGGAGTTGGATATGGTCCAGCCAGAGTAGTTCTCCTGGCCGGAGTTGTTGACGAGTCCATTCCAGTCTGAGCCTTCGCTATGATAGCGTCACTCGGGCTCTGAGGCGATGGCTCCGCTTGAGATTGCCTCCCAAAGCCAACTGGAGGCGCTCCAGGGGGTATCGGCGGCGGAAATGGTGCTCCTGGTGTGGGCGCTGGTGCTCCTGGTGCTGATCCAGCTGTCGGAGGAGGCCCAAAATCTGATGGTCCTGGAAGCTCAGGTGCAGGAGCAGTTGGAAGCCCCCTACCATAAATAGATGGTAGATTTCTAGCATACTGTATATCCGCTGCGGCACGCTGTTCAGCTGCGTATCGAGTACTCGCCGCGTTATACAATTGAATGGCTATCTTCGGATCACCTCCCAGTCTCAACACCCGTGCCGCCGCGTCTGACAGTGATTGATAGCTGGAGGTATCTAAATTCTTCAGAGCTTCCTGTGTCTGTCGATCCTGCTCAGCCCCACGGGCCAACTGTGGCAGTGTCGCGAGCGGACTGAAGTCAACATTGAAGTCATACGGCGATGCCATAATATCCTCCTAACTCAACCGTACCGGCTGGAACGATCCCGGTCCCATGAAGCCACCGGTCAACCCACCGAAGGCGCCACTTCCAAGGCCACCAAGGCCACCACCAGCAGCAAGCTGTGCCCCTGCCAATCCCAGGTTCCACAGGTTCTTCGAGCCCTGAAGCTCCGCTTGTGCGGCCTGCGCGTATGTTGGCGTCTGCAACCCAGCAATATTCGTCGCTGCTCCTGTTCCAATTCCGGTGAGCCCCTGCAAGAAATTAGCCTGATTAACGCCACCTGCGCTGAGAAGATTAGCCAAGTTACCATAGCCCTGAGATGTAAGATTAGACAGGTTAGTACCAAGTCCTGTATACAGGTTGGCTGCATTCGCACCGGTATTACTCAGTAGATTAGAAAGCTGTTCGCCTGTTCCAGTATAGATATTGGCACCAGAAGTGCCTCCGGTTAACAGGGCATTTCCCTGACCCGTGGCGGCCTGGCCAAGACCCTGAATACCCAACGGCAGCAATTGACCCTGGTTGGTCGTAAGGTTCTGTAGCCAGTTCCCGTATTCTGTATTAGCAAGGCCTTGCCCAAACTGCAGAGCCTGTTGCAGAGTGTTCCCACTCGCGCCCATTCCAGTCGCGTTCGCCGCGCGAGTGAGTGCGTCGAGACCTTGCCCCAACTGGAACTGATATCCAGGTGAGGCCTTGAAGGCCGCCTCGGCTGCCGCGTTACCTGCTGGTCCACCGAGTCCAAGTGCGTTGCGGAGCATATCACTGTATGCGCCACCGCCCGCGAGGATATTCGATCCCGCCAGTCCCAGAGGGGTATATGCCGCTGTTGCCCCTCCGACGCCACCATAAAGGGCTCCAAGTCCACCACCCTGTCCAGCATACAGCGCACTCGCTGCATTACCCGCCCCGCCGTAGAGCGCTGCAAGCGCGGGATCGAGTGATCCCTGAAGATATCCTGTGCTAAGACCTATGCCTGTTTTAAGGGCATCCGCACCTGCGGCAGTCCCACTCGTGAGGGCATTCAATCCCAGGGCCTGATTGCTACTTATAGTGTTATTGATGTTGCCTTGAACACCCTGGAGATATGCCTGCTGTTGCTTGGCAGCATCTATCGCGGGTTGCCCTGTGAAGACGTTCGTCAGTGTATCTAAGATGCCCATGAGATCACCTCACGATCAGACAGATGACGGTCGCAGTCGAGGTCGCAATTGATGAGTGTAATGTGAAACCAGTCGTGCCTATGCCAGTTACCCAAAACGTCTCGTTAGCATTACCACTCAGACCAGCTATGAAATAGTTTGCATCAGGTTCATCAGCACCAACCGTAGTGGCCTTCGCCAATTGTCCGGGATAACGATTGCCAGGTGATGAGAACGACGGATAAACCTTAACGTGTGTTGAGTCAATATACTCCGTAACATAACCGTACCAGTCAGCTCCGGTATCGGCTCCGCCAGTGATCTTCATAGGCTTGCCTACATCGGTCGGCAAGAATATTCCAGCTGTAGCCGTCACCGTTGGCGTCGAGTTAGTATTAGTAGTCAGACTTCGAGTAAAGGTGAACGATAGTGAGTTAGAAGTAGCGAATGTACCTTGTACTCGCAGGTTCTGTCCGGGTGTCGGAGCAATCGCCGCTGTCGCCCCCGGTATTGGTCCCTCACCCAGATGACGAACATGATTAAGTGCCAAATAATTCGCTCCAAGTGCTCCAGCTGCGCCGCTTAGATCATTCTCGATTAGCACCATTCCCGGATCATAGAAGGGTAACACAGTTACAGCGCCATCATATCTCGTACCAACATAGCCTTCATAGTCTGGCATCTGGATCGGTGGAAATGTGCTAATATCAAAGTTAAACTTAAACGAGGCCCATATAGTGTTCTGCTGATTGGGACTGGAAGGCGCAATTATTGGCATCTTACGTGTCATATCCCAACGCTGCAAGCGATTGTGATGAATGAACATGCTCGTCGGAAAGTTACTTGGCGAGATCAATCCCTCGAACACACAATCCTGTACTCGCAAATGCACATAGCTGCCACCAACCGTGACAAACGGACTTGGTGGACTGACCGCACCGCAGTTAATAAGCGAGGCCTGCCGACCGTTGATACCGTTGAAGCAAGTGGTATCGACCTCTGACCTCCACGACTGGATCAAGCAGTTAGCATTCGATCTAATTTGGAAGGTAATATTATTAAATGATGACGAGCCACCAAATACGTGAAAGCCACCTCCAACACCGCTATCAACACCAACTCCATTACCACCCATCGACAGCATTAAGAAGTTCATATCAAGCGTATTAAAATCGTTTGGAATAAAGCCCGTGTCACAATTGGCAAGTGAGCAGTTGATGAAACTAAACTCGGAGAATGCACCTCCATTGCCGTCTGTGATGCCGACATTGCAATTCTGTACGATAACGCCCGTGATAACAGCATTACTGGTCTGGTTGCCACTATCAAATCCATTACTACCAAACCTAATACCAACTGTAGTTCCACGCGTTCCAGTATTATTATTGACCCAAAAGTCCCTGAACCAGAAATTAGTATTCTTGCACACCAACAGAATAGTTTTGTTAGTAGCGCCAGCATATTGAAGAATCGTCGTCGGAGCTGACTGTCCAAAGATATTAATATGACTCTGACCACCTCCACTTCCATTCTTCCCTACAACAATAGTATCAGTAATCTTATAACTACCAGGCGGAAAATACACAGTCGCGGTTTGTTCTGCTATACTTGCAAATGCAGCGTTGATCGCAGCGGTATCATCAGTAAAACCATCTCCTGCGGCTCCAAAATCAGTTTTGACATTAATCCAAATTGCTGTCGACGGCGCAGGTGGTGCGGGCTGTGGCTTCGCCAACTGTGTAATCCACCCATACCAGTCCGGTGTCCACCGCCGATTAGTATCGACGACTTCCGAGTATGGATCAAGCGGCTGAAGGTCAGTCATCCTGAGAACCCCACTACTTCACCCTCTATCACACCACCCATCAGTCCAACATGGACTGGATCGGCTACTCTTAAACGATACCGTATTCCCTGTCCCTTCGAAAGACCACAAGTGAGTACATACGGATGAGACTTGGTCTCTCCTGGGCCACCCAAGCGACGCGTCACGGGCAGACTGTAACTGTATCCACCATCGAGTGACCACGAGATAAGTATCTTCGGATCGGCCGTGCCGGGATAACTGCCAACGCCAACTGAACAATTGAAGCTGGCCCGCGGGATCACTATACCACGTGGGAAGTTGTGCAGCACTCCGCTCTCGACTTGCCATATCAATGGATCAGTCCCCTCTAGAAAATACGTTCCACTGATCTGATACAGCTCTCCACTGTACTCATCCCCGATCAGCCACCTATCAAACATTCTCAGGGATTTCATCCCTTTCCAATTATCCCTATTATACGACATCCTTTCATTCCACTCGCCTGTCGAGGCATTATACTCCCAGGTCCACTTCCCGTGGCAGTTCAATGTCCAGAAAGCATCTCGCCCATACATATAGACAGATGCCTCAATAAAGTCCCTATCCCCGTCAATGACGGCCTGCTGTATCGCCCGACTCACGTCATCCGTAGAAATCGGCGTAGGCGTGTACCCATCGAGTCTATACACCACAAAGTCGTCTCCGGCCCACAATAATTGATTAGCCCAACCTGTTTCCCATCCAGCTATAGCGTGAGTTCCCACGATCCCTCTCGGGATTGTAACCTCTCGAGCGAACGGGAACGGTAGAGTTCCAGCGTCCCGATAAACGCCAGTCCACTTATCCCCGAATGCGTATAGCCGTCCTGCATATCTCACAACCCTCCGGACGAAGAGTCCCTGTTCCGTTGTAAAGGATAGGGCATTGACATTAACCGAATTGAGGTCGCTAGCAAATATCTGTCCATTGCCAAAAGACCAGACGAAGTATCCGTCAAAGTCGCATACACTAGTCGGGCTCGCTGGAAGATCTGGGTCGGTAAAAGCTGTTGGGGGAGAAGCGTTGAAGAGGTTAAAACATCCATTCGAAGTCACCACCACCTTATCCGGAGTCAGCGCATTGTTCTTAGCCAACGTAACAGGATCAGTCCCGGCGAGTGCTCCGACATCCGTAATAGCGAACGTCGAGTCAAACTTCAGAACTCGATCATCAACGATCCACAGCGCCTCTGTGCCCGTGTCTAAGAACCCTCGCGTGTGAATGTGTCCGGTCTGCACCGCAACACGCTCGAGCCCTGGCGATCGCCGAATGATAATCTGTGCCGGTGCCCCGACCGGCATCTTGTCCGCGAAAGCATTTATCAACCGTCCAGCGCCTTCCTGTGGACGCTGTCCCGGCGCCGAAGTCGGTGGAAACACAATTGGTACTGGTCCTAGTGGCATTAGAAGTAGTCCGTGTCCATCACAGCGTAACTCGGACGGCTCGAAGTGAGCCTCCGTAGTTGCATTTGGAAGTACTCTTTTATCCCCGGATCGAAGGCCTTTCCCCCCATTGGAGCGCCGATATTTGCAAGCAAGCTCGCCAGCGCATCGAACCACTCAGATGGAATAAAGTCTGTATTCACTACATTACAAATTCCATCCTGGGCCAACTGGCCCAACAGCGGATCGATGTTTCCATCGAGCTTCGCTGCATACTCGTCGTCAAGAGGCTGTCCCGTACCCACAATATTCAACTTGTAGGCCGCCTCGAGTATCAGATCGCCCCTAGTCTTGGTGATCTCCATCACGCAGTCCTCAGATCGATGCCGATTTGCAGTCGAGTGATCGTTGCCACGCTGTCAAAATTGAAGCGGAAACTGTCACCCGCATTAACTGCCGTATTCCATCCTGTGAGCACTGTATCCTGATACTTGACTGCGCTCGACAGTGTGGGTTTCGCCGCAGCCGTAATCGTGTCGGCCACCGTAGGTGGATAGTTAGCGTATGTATCCTTCCAAATATCCAACACGACGCTCCCAGCTTGATCGGCCAGCAGTGTCACTCCGACGATAACTCCAGTGAATGGAATGTACAGATCGCCCTTAATCCCGGTTGTGAGCACCGAACCGTTCTGATACACAGTGAATGACAGCGCTCGAATACGCTGATTATTCGTTAACTCTAGGTTACCCGCCCCGGTAAACCCAAGGCCGCCGGAAACCGGGACTGCCGAGGGCGATCCGACTCCGGAGGCTCTGGCGACAATCGTCGCCGCTGGCATCGACTCCAAGGCAGACAATGGCACATTAGCATACGGAGCCACCGCAAAGACATAGGTCCCTCCGCTTTTGGTAATAGTGATCCCGTTTCCCGCGAGAACATTCGCGGGAAACCGGGGAAGCAACCGTGCCCGTAGACTCGGCTGCGTTGAAGACCCGATAGTCATTTGCCCGCCTTCGGCACGGGCTTCAGCTTCCGCGCCACCGGCTCTTCCATCTCTGGCGTCGTAGGTGGAGGTGACTCTGGAACTGGAACTGGTTCACCTGGCTTCGCCACTGGATGCTGTGCAGACAGCGTTGAGGGTGCCGGATACAGCTCTGCGTCTTCTTCCGGCGTAGGCTTTTTGTAGTCCTCCATGCCCTCCACTTTGAAGTACCTATTCTTGAGGTACACCATCAGCTTTCGATCGTCGGTAACCTCCACTGGCACTCCCTTTTTGAACTCCCCTGCCTCCTCGATGGATTCATCCTCTTCGCCTAACCACGTTACCTGAGGCATCTTTCTCTCCTTGGAAAAGAGGGAGGACCAGGGCCACCTAGCCCTCCCCAAGTTGGCGCTAAACCTCGTTAAGCCACTGGCTTGATGAAGCCCACATACGTAAAGGCCTGCCCTGCGGTAGCGCCGCCCGACAGAGTTGCCCAGACATCTGTGTCCACAGTCGTTGGCTGTGTAAGTGCGGCCAACGGAAAGATCTGTGTAGAACCAGCCGTTACCGTAACGCCGGTCTGGACTTGGCTGCCACCAGATGCAGTTCCGTAGGCCAGTGCTGGAGTGCCGCCGGTAAAGGCGGTTTGGACCCTGGTGATGATGTGGGTGATGATAGCTCCGGCCGGGATTGTCCCGATCTTGACGTTGACCGCAGCACCACCAGAATCAGCCGAGAACGAACCGGCTATGTACTGAGCGACTTCGTAGCCGATCTCGCGAGCTGGAGTTCGAATATTAAGCTGAGATACCATTTGAACCTCCTAGTCCGCAGAAGATGCGAAGAACCCAGTAGCGACGCCCCACTGTTTCAGTGCGGTGCCGGTATTCGGGTGCTTCTTAAACATCTTGGCTACACCGTAGGCCATCTCGATGCCGGTGCCAGTGATGAAGCCGTAATCGTCCTCTTTACGGAACGTGGGCTTCGCCATTTGACCCCAACCGAGAACAGCGGCCTGCTGACCACAGAGGAACACAGGCTCGACGCGGCCGGTATACCCGGCCGGAGTTCCGACTGCGCCCGCTGTAAGCAAGCTCGTCCACACATTGCTGACGAACCTACTCATCTCCGGAACCAGCCTGACGATCACACCGTCATAGATCTGATCGCCATCCTGGAAGATCGGGTTCTTGAGACCCGGCGCCTCACGGGGCCGGGCATCTTTGTTGATGGTCTCCAGCGAGATCTTCAGGTCCCTGAAGGGATTGAGCCCCGCGAAGCAGATGAAGTGCTCATACCCATCATCAGTCCGATAGGGACGGATATGAGGATCAGCTGCCATTGCGATGCGCTTGAGCAACGACAGGTTCGTAGCAGTGAACTTATCGTTGGTTCCATCCAGGGAGGCCAGTGAGCTGACGTGGTTGCCAGCCACCAAGTTCGCGGTGGAGTTCCCAAACAGGATACGATCATTGTTATCAGTCTGCCACGTATTCCTCTGTGTAGACGACGCCAGATCGTACTGGATGCCGTTCACCCTAATCCCGCCCGAAGAGGCTGGAAGAGTCTCGGTTGGCAGAGCCATAAACGCGGCAATGATCTCGTCGCGCTGCAACTCCTTACCCCAATCACTCAACAGAGGCTTGGCCTCGCCGAAGATATCTGCAGAGTCTTTCTGGGACTCTGCCTTTGTCGTGACAACTGCGTGCCGCGCCCACTCCATCCGCAGACGCATCCCGTAGTTGTCGATCCGCTCTTCGTTGCCGACCAGGGTCTGTGTCGCAACACCGGCTCCCTGGAGGCGCGTGACGAGCGGGATATTCATGTCTTCACCACCCGCCTTCAATTCGTTCCGAAGGCGGATGATGGCAGTCAGGCCCTCGCTCATATAGGGCGAGAACATATTCTCCCTAACAAACTCCCGGTTTATATCCCTCGTAAACTGGATGAGTTTGTTATTGGTATCAATTGTAGTTACAGCCATCGCTGCATCCTCTCTCGGACCATATCATACGCAATGCGTATAGTACGGTCTTATCGCTTCGTCGCATACGCGAAGATGCTGGCATCACTCCCATCTCCCACATCGCCCGAATTAGCCTGGGCGGCAGTGGCTTTAGAGAGTGACGGCGGAAGTTTCACTGCTCCGGGTTTGGTGGCAGCACTCCCACGGATCTTCTCCAACAGACTTGCCTGGAACTTAGGATCAGCAAGCTGCTGTTCGAGTTGTGCCTGGAACCACGCCGAAGGATC